GCGTTCTACTAAGGCTTATGACAAAGCAAGAACTAGCCCAGAGCCCGGCGGATTTGACACTAAGCCAACGCCTAAACGCGGCAAAACAGGCATAGAAGACGCTGCTATGGAAAAAGCAGCCTCAGATGACTACAAAAAATTTGGTAGCGTTCAAGGCTCTGATGACGACCAAAGGCAACAGGGTTCTATGCAAGCTGCAAGCCGCGCTGCAAGGAGCGAGATAAAACGTGAAACAAAAGGCATGGCTCCAAAAGCCTACGCTAAAGGCGGCACTGCTTCTAGTCGTGGTGATGGTATTGCTCAACGTGGTAAAACCCGTGGCACTATCGTTATGTGCGGCGGCGGCATGGCTCGGAAGAAATAATCATGAGAGCGAGCCGTGGTATGGGGGACATGAACCCTTCTAAAATGCCAACAGCTAAAACTGCTAAACGCAAGGATGGTGACAAGTTCACTGAATTTGCTGAAGGCGGCAAGGTGGGCTTGTACGCTAACATCAACGCCAAACGTAAACGTGGGGAAAAGATGCGCAAGCCCGGGGCTAAAGGTGCTCCAACGGCTCAAGCTTTCATTGATTCCGCTAAAACGGCAAAGAAATAATCATGGCTAAGTCACCAGCATGGCAGAGAAAAGAAGGCAAGAGCAACAGTGGCGGCTTGAACGCCAAAGGGCGGGCGTCCGCAAAGAAGGCGGGGATGAACCTAAAACCTCCTCAACCCGAAGGCGGCAAGCGTCGGGACTCTTTCTGTGCTCGGATGGAAGGGATGAAGAAGAAATTGACTTCAGCCAAGACAGCCAAAGACCCAGACAGCCGCATCAATAAGAGCCTTCGGGCATGGAAGTGCTAAATGGCAAATACCTCTGGAACCTCAGCGTTTAACTTAGACCTCAATGACATCTTTGAGGAAGCGTATGAGCGCGCGGGTTTAGAGATTCGTACGGGCTATGAGTTCCGTACAGCACGTCGTTCATTGAACATGCTCACAATTGAGTGGGCAAACCGTGGCATCAACCTGTGGACGATTGAAGAAGGCCAGATTGTTATGAATACTGGTCAGGGTATCTACCCTCTGCCAGTGGACACCATTGACTTGTTGGACCAAGTGGTTCGTACTCAAGCTAATGGTCAGGGCCAAACCGACATCAACATCACGCGTGTGTCTGGCTCCACATACGCCACGTTCCCTAATAAGCTGGCTCAAGGCCGTCCTATTCAAGTCTGGATTAACCGCCAGACTGGAGCAACAAACACTACGGCTATTACCCTCAACGGGACAATTAACGCCACAGATACCACGATCACGTTAAGCACCACAGTAGGCTTATCCGCTGCGGGCTTCATCAACATTGACAATGAGACTATCGTGTACCAGAACGTGTCTGGCAACCAGCTTTTGAATGTGTCTCGTGGGCAGAACTACACTACGGCAGCGGCGCACACAACAGGCGCAGCAATAGTGGTTACTAACCTACCAAGTATTAACGTCTGGCCTACTCCCAACGCCCCTGGCAACCAGTACGTTTTTGTATATTGGCGTATGCGTCGCCTGCAAGATGCGGGTAACGGCGTAAACATTCAGGATATCCCATTCCGTTTGATACCTTGTTTGGTAGCAGGCTTGGCGTTCTATATTGCTCAGAAGAAAGTTGAAGTTTCTCCTGATCGTGTATTGTTTCTGAAGTCTGAATACGAGCAGCAGTGGCTGTTGGCAGCTCAAGAAGACCGAGACAAGGCTCCAGACCGTTTTGTCCCTCGTCAACTGTTCTATTGAGGTGAACCATGCCTGAACGGTTTGCCAGTGGTAAATATGCGATTGCGGAGTGTGATCGTTGCGCTCAGCGATACAAACTTAAAGAGCTCAAGAAAGAGGTCATTAAGACAAAGCTGTACTCAATCAAAGTCTGCCCAACATGCTGGGACCCAGATCAGCCGCAGTTGTCGCTTGGTCTGTATCCAGTTAATGATCCGCAAGCGTTGCGCGAGCCTCGCCCAGACACTAGCTATTTAGCTTCTGGTATTCAGTCTAATGGTAGCATTGGCGAAGGCAGTCGAGTATTTCAATGGGGCTGGAACCCTGTTGGTGGAGCATCATTTTTTGATGCAGCTTTAACGCCAAACAACTTGGCATTAACCGTGGAAATTGGTACAGTCAGTATCAGCACAACGTAAGGAGTTCCTCATGGACAAGAAAGATTTAGCTCAAGACAAGAAGATGATTAAGACCGCCGTTGGTAAGCACGAGAAAAACATGCACCCCGGTAAAGCGCCTACTAAATTAAAAAAAGGTGGCCCTACATCATTAGATCGTAAGACATACGGCAAGAACATGTCGCGTGCAATGAACCAACGCGGAGGCTAATATGGCTAAGTTTAGTAAAAAAGTGATGGGTAAAGAAGTCGGCCAAGCTGATGTGTACGCTCCTGTGCATACTGAAGTCAAAGACGCTCCTAACCACCGCAACGCTCCTCGCACTCCTGTGTCGATTAACAACGCTTACGGTACAGCACACGAAGCAAATTTTGGTGCGACTAAAACAACTGGTATCAAAATGCGTGGTACAGGCGCAGCTACCAAAGGTGTGATGTCTCGCGGACCAATGGCCTAACATGACCTACGCGGAACTTTACGCAAACATTCAGGCGTATTTAGAAAATACGTTTCCTGACACGTACCTTGCCAGTGGAGCTACTGTGTCTACCACGACACAGATCAATACCTTCATTGAGCAGGCGGAGCAGCGCATCTACAACACGGTGCAGTTTCCTTCGTTGCGTAAAAACGTTGAGGGCATCACAACCCTGAACAACAAGTACCTCTCATGCCCCGGCGACTTTTTGGCGGTGTATTCGCTGGCGGTCATCGACGCCACGGGCTCGTATGAGTATTTGTTGAACAAGGACGTGAACTTCATCCGTCAGGCTTACCCGCAGCCCACTGACACAGCCTTACCAAAATACTATGCGCTGTTTGGCCCAACAACTTCTGGCTCAACCATTACGAACGAGCTATCGTTCATCCTTGGTCCAACACCAGATGCCAACTACAACGTAGAGCTGCACTATTACTACTACCCCGATTCAATCGTTACAGCTGGTACTTCTTGGCTGGGTGACAACTTTGATAGTGTGCTGTTGTATGGTTCTTTGGTAGAGGCGTATACGTTTGTAAAAGGCGAACCAGATTTATTAGCCCTGTACGACGGCAAGTACAAGGAGGCATTGGCCCTTGCCAAACGCCTTGGTGATGGTATGGAGCGTCAAGACGCCTACCGTAGCGGCCAATACAGACAGGCAGTCACATGACAATCGCCCAAAGCGCAACAAACACATTCAAGGTTGGACTGCCATCGGGTACGTTCAACTTTGGCTCAGACTCGTTCAAGATTGCGCTGTATACCGGCGCAGCTTCAATTGGTCCAGAAACAACCGCGTACACCACAACAGGCGAGACTGTAGCCGCAGGGTACACAGCTGGAGGAAACCCTCTTACTGTCTCTCAAGTACCTACAATCGGTAACCAGAGTGGCGTGGCCACGATGTATCTCTCTTTCAGCAACGTGACTTGGACTTCATCACTGACCGCTCGCGGCGCGTTGATTTACAAAGTAGGTGGGGGTAACCCAACTGTTTGCGTGCTGGACTTTGGCGCAGACAAAACTTCGACAACTACTTTCACGGTGCAGTTTCCCGCTGCTACCGACACAGCCGCAATTATCCGTATTGCATAAGGAGCAATAAATGTTCAAAGATAAAGCCCACTCTACAGACGCCGTTGCCGCAGGCTTGGTTGCCAATACTAAAACAGCCCACAGCGCCAAAGGCGGGGGCGTGTACCACATTCAGTGCTTAGACAAAGACGGCAACTTGAAGTGGGAAGAAGAGACGCACAACCTCGTGGTGAACGAAGGTCTTGCAGATATGAACACCAAGTACTTTAAGGGTAGCACGTACACTGCTGCGTTCTTCCTTGGCTTGGTGACTGGCCCCGGCTCAGGTACAACCTTTGCCGCTGCTGATACGTTGGCTTCTCATGCTGGCTGGACTGAGTTTACAAACTACTCTGGTTCTCGCAAGACTGTGACTTTTGGTACGGCTACCACTGCTGACCCTTCGGTGTTAGCCACTTCTTCTGCTGTTGGTTTCACAATCTCTGGCGCTGGCGGCACTGTGGCTGGCGCGTTTTTGTGTACCGTGGCTAGCGGTACTTCTGGTGTGTTGTTCTCCGAAGCTGACTTCCAGTCGCCCGGTGACCGCGTAGTTGTGTCTGGTGACACACTGAACGTGACATACACATTCAGCCTCGACGCAGCTTAATCTACAGGGAGTAATTCCCTGTGCTTGGGTTCACCCCACTTGCAACCGTACCGCTGGCTGTAGCCACGGCTGAACAGGCGTACCTTGCAGAAATTATTGAAGCGGGGGCCACGGTATCGGATACGTCTTTGGTGGCGGCTCAGTTTGTTTCAAGTAACGTAGAAACGTCTACGGGCTCAGACAGCGTAGCTGTAGCGGCGTCCACGTTTAACACCGCAGTTAGCGAAGCGGCAACGGCATCCGAAACCACGGCGGCATTGGTTGTCTTTATCTGCGCGGTTGAGGAAATAGTTACAGGTACGGACGTCATGTCCTCGCTTGTTGACTTTGCAGCCGCTATTGACGAGGCAAGTACGGTTTTTGAACAAGTAGCGGCGCAGGCAACTTTTGCTGTAGCAATCAGTGAATCTTCAGTAGCTTCGGACGCCTTTATTGCAAGTCTGGCTTACGACTGCGCTATTGCAGAAACAGTCACAGGCAATGGGGTGTCATCGTCTTTTGCTGACTTCTTGGCTTTAATTACGGACACCTCCACGGGGGCAGATTCTGTTAGCGCAGCGGCTGTTTTTCCAGTATCTGTGTCAGATACGGCTACAGGTTCCGACAGTGTGCTTGTGGCTCCATCAACCTTCAACGCCCAGATTGCTGAGACTATTTCAGCCGTGGATGCCTTCTTGGCAGCGGCTGTGTTTATTGCTACAGTTCAGGGTAGCGCAACAGCGGCAGATCAGATTGTTGCTAGGTTCTTGTGGGAGCTGATTGATGATTCACAGGCCGCTAATTGGGCGACAATCGGGGATGCACAGACCCCAAGCTGGTCTACGTTGAACACAGCACAGACCCCAAGTTGGACGACAATTAACGACGCGCAGGCACCGGGATGGACGACAATTGACGATGCGCAGCCGGGCACATGGACAGTCATTGGGACAGACAATTAAAGGCATGACATGGCACTCGTTTTAAAAGACCGCGTAAAAGAAATCACCAGCACAACAGGTACGGCTGACTTTGTGCTGGGTGGTGCGTCGTCTGGTTACCAAGCGTTCTCTGTTGTTGGTAACGGTAATACTACCTACTACGCAGCGTTCGACTCAGCAACGGGGGACTGGGAAGTTGGTATCGGAACTTACTCAACCACAGGCCCAACCTTAACTCGTGACACTGTATTAGAGTCTAATAATGCTGGTAGCAAAGTTGTTTTTGCTGCTGGCCCGAAGGATGTATTTCTTACCTATCCTGCTGAACGCGCAGTGTATTTAGATGCTGCTGGCTCGGCAGTTTCTATTTTAGACATCGGCACATTGGGTGTTTCGACAGCAAATATTTCGACAGCAAACATTACTAGCGGTACGGTTTCAACGACCCCTACAAACAGCACTGATATTGCAAACAAGACCTATGTGGACACCTTGGTGTCTTCTGGCATCACTTATCACACGCCGGTCAAGTATGAAGTACCTGACACCACTGGCAACCTAAACGCAACCTACAACAACGGTACTTCTGGTGTTGGCGCTACGCTTACCAACGCAGGCGCTTTGGCTGCGTTCACTCCTGATGGCACGGTTGCCTCGGTTTCTGACCGCATATTGGTTTACAGCCAGACTAGCCAAGCCCAAAACGGTGTCTACGTTGTAACCACGGTTGGTAGCGGTTCAGTTGCGTGGGTGCTGACTCGCGCCTCTGATGCAAATACCTACGCACTGAAGAGTTCAACTGCTTTAGGTGAGGGGGATGCGTTCTTCATCACGTCAGGAAATTCAGGTGCTGGCGAAACTTACGTTTGCAACACTGTTGGCGTGATTACGTTTGGCACTACGGCAATTACCTTCGCCCAAATTTCTTCTGCACAAATTTATTCCGCTGGCACTGGTCTGACCTTGACTGGCACGCAGTTTAGTATCACCAACACTGCGGTTACTGCAAACACTTACGGCTCTGGCTCTAGCGTCCCTGTGTTTAGTGTTAATGCTCAAGGGCAAATTACGAGTGCAACACCAACGGCAATTGCTATTGCGGTAGCAGCCGTTTCGGGCTTGGCGGCTTCGGCCACAACGGATACAACTAATGCGTCAAACATCTCATCAGGCACGCTTGGTACTGGCCGACTGTCTGGCAGCTATACGGGTATTACCGGAGTTGGTACTCTCGCTGCTGGTACTTGGAACGGCTCCGCTATTGCTGCTGTCTATGGTGGCACTGGGCAAACTTCTTATGCTGTTGGCGATTTGGTGTACGCGAATACAACAACTACCCTTGCCAAACTGGCTGACGTCGCGGTAGGTAACGCGCTGATTTCTGGTGGTCTCAACGCCGCCCCTAGCTACGGCAAGATTGGTTTAGCTACTCATGTGAGCGGAACTCTTCCAGTGGCTAACGGTGGTACAGGGGCAACAGACGCTGCGGGTATTCGTACAGCCGCAGGTGCAACAACAGTTGGCGGAAACGTATTTACGCTGACCAACCCCTCGGCCATCACGTTCCCACGCTTTAACGCCGACAACACAGTTTCTGCTCTGGATGCAGCTACATTCCGCACAGCCATAGGCGCTGGCACGGGCGCGGGTACGGTTACTGGAGTTACAGGCACGGCTCCAGTTGTATCAAGCGGTGGCACTGCTCCCGCAATCAGCATGGCTGCGGCATCGTCTGGCGTGAACGGCTACATGACAGGAACGTATGCGACAAAGTTAGACGGTATTGCGGCTGGTGCGCAGCCGGGTACTGTTACTTCAGTCAGCGGCACAGGTACGGTAAGCGGTTTAACGCTGACAGGCAC